TTGCAGATAATTAGCCACGGTCTTGTGACCTTGATGGCGAGAAGGCGGTTGCAGCGCCAGCAGCGTGGTGCCTCATCGGTCGGGGAAGTGCGCCCGTATGGGTCTGGGGAAGGTGTTTGGTCAGCCACGGTGCATCGCATCGGCGACCGTGTCGCCACAGTCGTCACAGATTATTGAGACGGCACCCATTGTTGACACTTCGATGGTGTGTACATGCCTACATTCGCCCAATTCGTTGTTCAGAGGCTCTGGTTCGTTTAGGAAAGAGGCGGCGAGCATAAGACTGACCGTGAGTGCTTCAAGGGCTGCAGAGGCGCTCTCAGAGGCTTTGATGGCGGCAGCAAGGGCAGCCTCAAGATTGCGTGGTCCAGCGAGGGCGGCTTCACGAATGTTCACAGAATCCATCCTGAAAAGTCGACGCCCACCACTGGACGGTCATCTCCGTCTCGACCAACCGTGTAAAAGTCTGATGTTGCCATGACCGTTAAGAAACTGACACCAGAAATCGTTTGATTACGAATAGCGCCAATCGCATTACGGGCTAAAACAGCGTTAGCACGGGCAGTTGGGTAATCGTTACGAGAAGCACGAGAAAAGACCCTGATACGGGGGCGCTCAACAGAATAAGCCGAGGCACCGAATGTCTGCATTGGTCCAGTGCCATTGTCCTCAACGATTAAAAGACAGACATCTGGCGAATCTGGCATCACGGTAAGGAAGATGTTGGTGGCGAGAGTTCCAACGCCAGAAGTTTGTAGGTGAGCACCTAACGCATCAAGTAAAGCCATTAGGCAAGTCCTTCGATAATGGCGGCAACCCGCTTTTGCAATTTTCCTTCTAAGCCTTTTGCTGCCTCTTCGACTGGGTCTTTGAGATAGTTGGCTTTCCTGCCTGCGGCATGTTTGAAAGTCAAGTTGTCATGCTGAATCTTTGCGTAGCCGACATTGACCTCGCCGCCGTTTTTGGGGCTTCGGTCCTTGGCTGGTCCGCCGTAGGAGATTTCAACCATGATGTCTCTGCCCATAACTACGGGGTCATGGACCATTCCTGAGCCTGCAAGGGTTCCGTGGTGAAACGGCACTTGACGAAGAGACTTTCCAAGGATGATTTGCGCCTCTTGGTACAGAGCAGCACGAGTCGCATCGATGGCGAGTGGCGACCCCCTCAGGAGAACACGAAGAAGTTTGTCAAGTCCAGTGACACGAAAGGAAGTGGTCATGGAGAATCACTTACCAAATGTCACGGTCGTATGGTGAACGCCCGTTTCGTCGTTGTGATTCTTGACGGAAAGAATCACAGGGCTTGTGCCGTCTGGAAGAACAATTTTTGAACTGATTGTGATTGCTGGAGCACCATAGAAAATAATGGTTCCGTTCTCGAATTCGTCACGATTCCGTTCAGTCGCATAACGGTTTGTTCCTTCTTGCACACGGCAACGAACTTGAACGCCTGTGGCGCTGTGGCTGATTTTTCCGTAGGCGTCAAGAGACGAGTCTGGATAAATCGTCACCACAGAAGGCATCATCGAAAGGAACTCGGTCTCCATTGTCACAGGAAGGTGTCCATCCCGACTGAGAAGTGGCTTGGTCCAAAGACATTGCCGCTGGTGTCCGAGTAGAAGTAAGGCTGTGTCTGCCCGATATTGGCGGCTTGATTACGAAGATGGTCGGCACGGGTGAGGAAAGCATTTGCCTGTGCTTGGTGTTGCGTCGATAAAGAAAGGTCGCCAACCGACTTCGAGTAGTCGCCCATGCGAGTGAACTTGCCAGAGATTGCAACGCATCCCTCTGCTCCAGCGGTGTAAATGTTTTCCTCCCATTGGCTCAGAAGCCAAAGGATTTCTTGGTCCATTAATAACTGGTTTGTTGAATCGGTATCGCCAATAACAAAACGGCAAGCGTCAAGAAGGCGGTTTTCAGGATTTCCCGTGTATGACCATGATGCTTCAGTTGTGCCAAGGATTTCAACGACAATCATGCCGTTGTTTGGGGCTGTCAAAATTCGTGGACCCGCAAAAGAAGCCGAGAAAGAAGCAAGGTATTCACCAGCAGGAAGAGTCGCATCGGTGGCACTCCACGGGTATTCAACACTTCCTGTGGCTGCCGCCACGACCGTGCATAAGCCACCTGTGATGACTTGAACCCCCGTGCTCGCTCTCCACATGTTGAAAGTGACATTTGCCCCTGTCAGATTCACAGCATCGTCGTCAAGGAAGAACTGGCGGGCAATGACGGGAAGCCTGTCCCCTGTTTTGATAGTTACATCTGCCATGTCAATCTCCTAAGACCACTAAACCTGCGTTGCTGTCCGCAGTTACGCCGAGTTTAGACCCATCCGCTTCTGTTATCCAGTAGGTGCCTTTACTACGACACTGCTTCGACCAGAGGCAGTCGATACCAAATTGGGACCTCTTACTTTTGTGGAGCCACTTATTACTGATATCGAAAGGCGTCGGAATCCATCGCATGTTTGCGTACTGGTTCCGTTCGATGACCCTGTTCGGGGTGCTTTGTAGAGACCGAAACTGAGCGAGGCGCCAGTGCCTTGATTGCTTGTGGTGCGTTTGAATCCACGACGGAATGACGAACTGGAAGTGCCGAAACTGTTTGCGGACACCGTTCTTGGTCTTGTGCATAGTCGTGTGATGCTGGAAGAGCCAGCGCCTGAGCCTTGAGCAGAGCGGAAAGATGTGGTTCGACCAAAAGCGGTTTCTTCAGTGCTTCCTTGACCAGAACCGAGGGCATTTCGATACAACGAAATGGAAATCGTGACGCTTGAGTTGCCGACACCACTCCCATTTGCCTGTTTGTAGACCGAGTGAAGATAAACGGTTGCGGCAGTGCCAACACCTTGCTCGTTTGCTGTTCGCATAACGATTTTTTTGCCGTTAGACGATGAGGAACCGTTTCCATTTCCGACTGCTTCTTTGAAAACTATGTGTCGGTAAACGACGGAGGATGTGCCGCTGCCAGAACCTCCAGCAGAGCGGTGACGGGTTGTCAAGGAGTTTGTAGCACCAACGCCATTTCCGCTTCCTGTAGCCGTTCTGATGGCTGTATGAAGCGATTCTGCGCCTCCAGCGGTTGAACCGTTTCCTTGACCTTGTGCGTTTCGGTAGACGAGATGAACAATGGAGTTATTCGAAGAACTCTGTCCTTGTCCAGTTCCTACCCTTTGGTGTACATGAAGGTCATCGGCAAAAGCCTGACCCAGACCACTGCCCGTGGCAATCGCATGGAGCGTTGCAAACGAGGAAATCGTCGAAGAACCTAATCCTGAACCTGAAGCGTTTCTTGTTTTTGTTACAGAATAATCGGCTGAGGACGAAGATGAGCCTGACCCAGTTGCTGTTTTGCTTCGAATAACGATAACTGAAACTGCTTGGGACCCTGTTCCAGAGCCTGTAGCGGTACGGGTATCAGTAATCAACCTGATAGCGGTTTGGGAGCCTGTTCCAGACCCTGTTGCGGTTCGTATGTCCGTGATTAGGCGGGTAGCGGATTGTGTTCCTAAGCCAGAGCCAGTCGCATTGCGGATGACGGTGAGCAAACCGACAGCGGTTCCCTCAGTGACTGCTTGTCCCGACCCTTGAGCGTTTCGATAAAGAGACACAGAAATGGATGTCGCTGCTGCGCCTATGCCAGACCCTGATGCAGTTCGTATGTTTGTATGGAGTTTGGTAACCGTCTGAGAACCTATTCCAGAGCCTGTAGCGGTGCGTAAATCGGTAATCAGTCTGGTAGCCGTCTGCGACCCTGTTCCAGCCCCAGACGCCGTCGTAGAGACCGTACTGAAGGCTTGGTTGTAGGTCGTTGTTGCTGCTGAGTAAAGAACTCCAGAATCGTTATAGGTTGCCACGGGCAACCCTGTCTAGAACTTCGGTTTTGTTGACAAATAACCGTATTTGGTTGTGGACATAGGCACCTATTGAGTCGTGAAAATACAGTTCACAATGCTCTATATATCTCTCGGGATTGTCGAAAGTCCAGCCTTCGGGGATGCCATAAAACTCATTGAAACGCTGGATTCCCTCGTTCAGAACCCGCTGTTCGGCATGGAGGACTTCTTCAGTGTTCCACATGTCGGGATATTGAACACATAGTTCGGCAAGAGAACTGCAAGCCATATTTTTTTTGAGGAAATCAATCAACTCAGGCTTGTTTGGCACGACACCATCAGGGCGTCTCCGTGCGTTTGTGGAACCTCTCAGGTAGTTGACAACTTGCATGTCAACTTGGTCATTCACCAATTCTGGGTCGAAGTCAAAGGCTTCCAAAAACTTTTTAGCGTTCAGTGCTATCGGGTCGGTATTGCCAAAAGGCTGTTGCGTTACTTCCGACCATTCGACCAAAAGTTTGAACATTTCAGAAAGTGTTGAGCCAACACATGGATACTCGGCATTGTTTGTGTACAACTCACGCATGGCTTCGTCATCTGTCAAATGTGTGTAGGTGATGTAGCCGACACCGTGGAGACTCAAAATGTTTTCATGGGCAATGACTCTGCTCAACGAAGATACGGCTTGACCAAGGTTGCTCAAATACGATTTAGGACCAAACATTGTGTTGTCGCATCGCCACTCAATCTTTGCGTCAGCGATAGCAACAGAATCACAGAACACAAATATCCCGTTTTGTGTGTTGTCTATTGGGGTGTCGTACAAATCCACTAGCCGTTCCCAACAATTCATGTTGACGACTTCTTCTGTGCTCGCATCCACGGCAAACAAGCAGTTGTTTGCTGCGTACTTAAATGGGTGCTTCCAAGCGATTACTAGATGACCATCACGCATAATGAGGATGTCGGCATCTTCGAACAGTTCATCACCAGCAGGGGTGCGGCGATACAAAGAAACCGCCGTGTCCGTAATTTTATCGA